TATAGCGACGCGCCACCGACTAGGGCGTCGACCGCGGCCTGAGTATATTTGTCAAGATCGGTGATGTCCGCTTCAACGAGTGCCTGCCACGAGGACGCTCCTGCAGAGTCCCCACCCAGGAATCTTCCCGCTACCGGGGTACTGGCCCCAGTCCCTATTTTGGTCTGAACAGCGATTATCTCCTGCTCTTGTTTGCCCTCCAGGGCGGTGTGGGTTGGGGAGGTGGCACCTAACGCGCTAGAAGCGAATCCAGAGACATCCGTCGCAGTGTGAAGCGCTGCCGGGAAATCAGCAGACGGGTTTGCCATAATTTCATTATAGAGTATTTGGAATCTAAATTAAACAGTCGAGGAACTTTCGGATATTCTTTTCGTCTTCATCAAAGTTTACGCACTTTTTGAAGTTGCTGGACACGTTCCTACACATGGCATGGTAAGACTCGGCACAGAACCGTCGGCAGATCGCCCTTCTGACACTTTCTGGGGATAAGTTGTCGATATCTATACAGGTCACATCGTCTACCATCAGCTTTTCGCCTAGCTTCCCGGCATAATACGACCGTTTAGTAATCATTGGCCGCCCAACCGCTGCAGTGTTGAAAACTATGTGACCGTAGCCATCCCCTCCGTTTTTCGTGTGCCAGATGAAGGCGGAATCAGCAATCGCCTTAGCCACCTCGGCGTGCCCGTGAGCCGCCCCGTCGCGACACTGCCCACCTAAGCAGCGAAACTCCCACTCTGGCATCAACCGTTCAACTTCTTGGAAAAGTGCCCAGTCGGGGGCAAACAGGCCGTCTGTGTTGAAGCAGTTGACCAGCGAGGTAATTATTCTAGATGGTGGTCCGGGTGGGGCCGTTTTAAATACACCCAGATCGAATTCCTGGTGATAGGATACGAAGTTTACGTTACTCGGCACATTTTCGATAATGGCCGAAGCCATAACATTGGGTGCCGCGCTCGCCTCTACGCTCCAGGCGTTGCCAATTTGGAAGATCAGCTTGGGTTTATCCTTGTGTAGCTCACAAAGGCGCTTAAACGGCTTGATGTGCCGGGGAATAGAGGCGATCACGATGTCAATGGGCATCTCCATAAACTTGGATAGGGTGATGGCCTTGTTGTAGCGACCCGAGTCGATATCCTGACAGTAATAAACCCCATCTTCTACCCTCTCAATGTCGTTTAACGGCCGTGTACCGTCTTCGGGCCGGTAGCCCTGGGCCAGCGTAAGATACTGCTGGCGAGTGGCCGGGTGGTCGTGGATAGCCCAAAACCCCTCCTCAGCCCACTCTAACCCAATCGGGCGGTACACCTTACCACCCAAACGGCCCTCGAAGAGCATAATTAGGCTTTGGAGCAGCGATGCGTGGTGGAAGTCGGCCAGCACATTAAATTTCATATTTGATGACATCTTTGTATTTCCTACAGTTACAAATCTTACACAATGGTTGTATGTTTTCTATATTGTTACTGCCTCCCTTTGAAATCGGTATTATGTGATCTTCGGTTAATTTTACTTCGGGTTCCGCCTTACCACAGGCCGGACAGGTGTAATTGTACTTCTCCTTTAAGTCCAGCCATTGCTTGTAGGTGTGCTTGCCGTTAGCTTTCTTTCTAACGCGCCGTTGCGCGTTCATAAAAAGCACATACGCCATATTCACTCGCCGCCAGCGTTTAGAATTTTCCCTGTGCGTCTCTGGATGCCTTTTTCGCCAACGTGCGAGTGCTAGTTTCTTTTGTTCTTTACGTTCCGGCTTAGCCTCCTGTTTCGCACGATATTTTAAGACCTTATCTTTGTTGTTTTTACGCCACTCCCGTATGTATTTTCGATGGTATTCTCGGCGCTTTTCTGGGTCGTTCCAATCCATATACCCATTTTAGCATAATGTGAGATGGAAGTCTGTAAAAACAACCGGACTATTCATTAACTAAACAATACTGTAACACGTATGTAACACACCGTCAAGCCATACTTATTTCCCGCATAATTCCCGCAGAGACTAGGATACCCTTGCTAGGTACGCCTCAACCAGTTTCACAAAGCGATCATCGAGCGGTACGGTTACATCTAAACACTGCCGTAGGTAGTCGTTAAACTCCTCTGGTTTGTAGTTTGGATCGCCCCCCTGGCTAACTAGGCTAAAGTTGTGCGTCAGCCCGTTGTAGTGCTTATAGGAAGACTCCTCAACCACCGCCCACCCGTAGTCCGCGCCCTCGATAGCCTGCTGGAACTTCCCAAAGTGGTCCAACACCCCCGGCTCCGGGCTAAAGTCTAGGCCAGAGATTCTTTTCACCTCGGCCAATACGCTACGAGATAGCAAAATACAGCACGGGTGCATGCGCTCGTTGACCTTGACAGCTACGATATCGTTAAACTGCGCCTTGGTCCCCACATCCGTCCAAAAGAACTCATCTACTGGGAGGAAATCCTGCTCGGTAAACCACACCCAATAAGACGTCACGTGGCCTAGCGCCTCCTTTACGGCAACATCCCGCCAGTCCCGGCCGGCGCCATATTTTGGTGAATCAAGGAACACACAGTCGTCGGGGGCCATTGCAGACTCCACAAACTCGCGGTAGTCCTCCCCCTGGTTGGGGTTCATAAACACAACGATAACTTGGCCGAATTTACTCCGGTTATCGTGGACTAACTGCCGCCACAGCGGGTAATCTGCGTTGCGGGGCCAAACACATACGACATCTGGTCTCATTTTAGTAATCCTAACTCTCTATAAATCCTCCTACGCTTAATTATATTTTTGCGGTTTAGCCGGTATTGCACGATGACGCGCTCGATCGCCTTCCCATAGAGATCGTGTATCTCCTCTAGCCCAGTAGGGTCGGCGTCCTCCCAGAACATCTGCCAGAATTGCACCCGGCGCTCCCACTCGTTGCGCTCTCCGGGGGTGTTGCACAGTTTAGGCAGATCTGTCGGCTGCGGTGCCAAAATAGTGCGGTTCGCCAGGGACCGTCCCTGATCGTCGAATAGAACACCATTAAACCCACTGCTTAGGCTCCCTAGGTGAACCCAAGGCGCTTTGCCATCAAATAAGAACTCCTTAGTTTCGTAGTTCTGTATATCATCGGGGCTGCCGTGGTACTGGGGAATGTACATCATCGTTAGCCCCATGGCGTGGAGCTGCAGGCTGGCGTGTACGAACGTATCGCCGGTGGCCACGTCAATATCGACCACCCAATCAAGCGCCTCAATACGCTCCCCCCGCTTCCACGTCATTGCGTTAAACTTACGATCGGTCCTGAGTAGTGTTGCCTTCTTGGTAAAAAGGAAGTTTGGCCAGAAATTACACCCGCTGTCCCCCACCCCTTTCCAATCTAAGCCCCACCTCTCCTCGGCCTTCCTCAGTATCTCGGGGGCACAGCTGCACCGCTTGGACCCGATAACATCGGCCTCCCCGCGCTCTAAAATATCAAAGAAGCTGTCCACATACCCCGCCTTGAAGATATAGGCATCATCCTCGATCAACATGATGTGATCTTCAACCACCTCGTCAAGAATTTCGTTTATGCAATCTCCGTGCTGGCGGTACTCCGGCGTGTGCTTAAGGTAAACTTTGGGGTGGTCGAGAACCTTTTTAATATACTTGAGAACAGATGCCTCGACCGGGGTATTCAGGTGGACATAGAGTTTATCTACCTCGTCCCCCCAAATCTCGGTAAAATAGCGCATCCAGTGCTTGAGTAGGAACGGATCGCCTGGTGTGGGTAAAATTGCGGCTCTGCTCATAGCTCGTGGTACTCCTTGAACTTACCAAAGTAAACGTCCCACTCACCTTTGGTGATGTCCAAATGCGGCAGCAGTGCCAGCGACGGCATCTCGTCGCCGCGTATAAACTGGTGCCAGGCCATTATACGAAGTATTTCTCGTGCTGGCGTGATCTCCAGGGCGTGCTTAAGATCGGCGCTGTGCTCCTCGTTATCAGAGGATAGTAGGTACACTGGAAGATTGCCGTTGCGGATGTGGTAGTACCCACAGCTAGTCGCCCCATCCGGATCGCTGGTAATCTCCCCATTTTCTAGGTAGATGTCATCCCGTGGGTCGTGTAGTGCCTTGATAGTAAAATTGTTGTGTAGAAGCCGCAGGGTGAAGTAACCAAATGAATCCAACCAGTCGCCGGGTTCGGCAACATTGTTCAGCTCCTTTATCATCGCCCCGGGTTCGTAATGGATCGGGGCTAGGTTACAGTGCTCCATAACTGTCAGCGCCTTCCGATTCAATATAAAAAAGTAGGTTCCTATTCTTAGCTTGTTCATCTCGGCCAACCCAGGGTAGCGCTTGTGGATAACTTCCTGCATCCCGCCAGACGAATCAAATGGCGCTACAACATCATAGGTAGTCGCATCCTTAAACCAGCTATCAATTACACCCGCCTCCCAAACGAGCATGTCCTGATCCATAAACAAGACAAGGCTCTCCGAGATGGCCCCAGCAGCCCGCCTAATGTTGCCCCAGTGACTCTTGTCACCTTTAGTTGGCAGTATCGTTACCTTGGGGCACTTGGTGTGCAAAATGGCAATGTCGTCGTCCGTAAAATTGAAATCTGAGTCGATCAGGTAGAGGGCGTCGATCTCCGGCCCCCAAACATCAAGGGATTTGAGGAAGTAGTCGAAAAAAACTCGGTAGTGATCCGTAGTATGCGGCTGGTATCGGTGGAATGGAATACAGAGCGCCCTAGTTAACTTTCCCATTTGAAGTCCTCGTCAGCTACTTTATAAAACCCAGTCAGACCGCGGGGGGTGGGAAAGTGGAATGGTCGCAACCTACCATCGGCGACCAGCTTCATCATACGTGGCGGTATTATACCAAACGGCCACGCGAAGCCGTGCTCCTCGTTAGGTATTTGGTGCATGTGCCGGTGGAGATCGTGTATTAACAGATAACCACCTTTGGCCAGGTGCGGGTAGAACTTCTCTAGCTCCTTAAACCGCGTCTGCGGCTCGGTATCCAGCAAGATGAGTTGGTACTCGCATGTCGGCTTAAACAGCGCGGCATCCATCAAGTGGGCGCGCACAATGCGGCCCAGATATAGTGCCGCAATCCTTTTATCAGCGATCTTTTTGACCTCTGGTAGAAACTCCAGCGTGTCCAGCTCCCCAAAGCCGTTATCCTTCAATCCCAGTCCAAGGTACGCACCACCCACAAAATGGTGCGTCCCTGTTTCCAGCACATTGGTTGGTTTGAGAAGCCGGACCATCGCATACAGGAACTCCCCCACCTCACACTCCACCCCACCATCGTTGAAGGCGCTGTACTCCAATTCGGTACCGCCCCACTCGCCCTCGTTGTGTAGTTCCAGGGTCGGATCAAGCCGTAGTAGACGCTTGGTAACGTTCATCACAGATAGGCCTTGCCGATATCGAAATCTGGCAACTTCTCCTGCAGCTCGGCAAATATCTCGTAGATGCCGACATTCTCCGCCTCGCAAATTGCCCTCGCGGCCACAAACGCTGCTCGGACGAGGCCAGTCGAGCTAATAATAGCCACCTTCTCACCGTGCTGGGCCATATACTTCGGGATGTGGCACGCGATGTCCTTGACATGTGGCCGGTTTACCTTATCAGCATAGAGCGACACGACAAAGTGCTGTATGCCCTCCTTGGCAACCGCCTCCCGTAGAGGCAGCGTAGCATCAACAAACTCGACCATGGTGATGCCGGCCTCCACTAGCTCCGCAACGGTAACATCCTTATCCCCAATGTAAATGTTTTCCCTAAGTTCAGTTAGCATAATTAATCACCGCCTTTTAAAAGACTGTCCCACTGTTTCGCAATGTGGCTTTTTCCAAATAGCTCAATCGCCCGGCTCCGGGCCTTCTGGGAAACTTCCTTGGCCATGTCGTAGTCGATAATAAGCTTCTGCACGTACTCCCTCATCTCATTTATTGAGTTGCCAATAAAACCGTTTACCCTGTGCTCGATGATCTCATCCACCTCGTAGAAATCAAGCTGCTCATATTGTGGCAGATGGGCGATGCTCTTACCGATAGCAACTACCGGCATTCCCATCATCATAGCCTCAATTATTGACAGTGTGTAGCAGGCCGGCCAAGTTCCGCCGTAGACAAAAACCCTAGCGTGCCTCATTGTGTCTAACATCGCCTCAAATGATATCTCGCCACCGTTGAATTTACCCAGCTCGTGGTTTCCGCTGCCGTAGACCTTGGAATTAAAACCGGTGAGTGTCCCCATGATTTCCCTGTAGTGCAGGAACGTCTCGCGCACCTTAAGCGACTGGGCTAGGGTCATCACCTGATCTGTGTCGCCGACCCAACCGTCAAACACCTCTGGGTCTTTGTAGAACCTAATCATCGCATCGGCCCCGGCGTAGCCACGATACCCCTCCTCCTTGGGAGAGTACCTGACAAGCTCTAACCCCTCGCTGCGGTATTTTTTCAATAGGGGCTCGGTAGCTGATGTGTTCTGGCCAATCCCCCGCCAGATAACGCGCTTGTGTTTAATATTATCCCAGTTACTAATCAGGAGCTTCTCGTTTAGCCCAGACATGAAGATAATCACATCGTAAGGCTCGATTAACTCGGGCGGAAGATTTGTCTGTGGGTGCCTAGCGGTGAGATCGAAGAACTTCTGGTCAAACTTGGCCCCAGGGATGCCGGGGCGGGGTAGGGTGTGCGCGCCTCGTGGGTCGCGGTAAACACCGTTAGCGTGTACATCGTATCCCAGCTCGGTTAGGAGCAGAACCTCATCGTATTCAAGCACACTGTGATTTGAGATATACTGTATTTTCATCTGGTGTTTCTAGCGTAACATAGATGTAACATACCTGTCAAGCATTAACTGCGATCAGCCGATCTTTCATTTTACGGCCCACAGCATCGAAGCTAAACAGCTTGTTGACTAGCTTACTGGCCCGCGAACCCATATCCTTGGCCCTCTCCCGATTATCGTAGCACCAGCGCATTGCCTTCCGCAGCTCCGACACGTCCACCTCAGCCCAATTCTGGTCCGGCAGGTACCAAATACCGTTCTTGTCAACATTACGCACCGGGATCATCTCACAGGGGACCAGCTTGGCAACGTCGCCTATGTACTCGTGAATCCCGCCGCAGTCGGTAGATATAACTGGGTTGCCGAGCAGCATTGCCTCCATCTGCGGAATACCCCAACCCTCGCCACGGTGTGCCGACACGAGGCAGTCAAACGTCTCGTGCAGGCGGTAAATACCGGATCGGTTCATCAGGCGGGTCGCAAGGTAAACCGGTGCGTATTTTTCTAGATTTAGGCTCCTTTTGCACTGCTTGAATCTGTCGTGCAGTTCCCGGCGCTTGTCGGGCCTGAAACTGTCAATAAAGACCTTCAAGGTGAGTGATACATCGTCTTCCCCCTCAAACTCTCTCCAGAACGCCTCCAGTAGCGCACGCGGGTTTTTACGCTCCGTCCACTCAAAAATGGAGTAGAAGCAGTAATCGGCCTTGTTAGGGACATCGAATTTATTAATATCGCCCTCTGGGGCTTTGATCGCCTCGGGGATAATGAAAATAGGAATATCAGTAATGCCGGCGTTCCGTATTGCCTGGGCATTAAACTCGCTGCCGGTCCAGATCTCCTGCACCATCTTGACACCGTAGGCAAAGTCTGGTGGCAATTTATCAGTCTCCCAGAATACCCTCCCAATGTTGTAGTCGTTGGGATTGAGGTACTTCTGGTAGATATTCGGGGTGGTGTGGAGAATAGTCACTTTGTAGTCTAGTGACTTATTCTGCAGCCCAATGCAAAGCTTGCCCAGCTCTCCAAAGTCGGCAATCTCCAACGTATGTTTTGGTATTTCAAGGGTAAGGCCAACCCCGGCCTCATGTAGCGCCCCTATATCGTGGCGACAAGCTTCGCCGTAACCTGAATAATCGAGGGCTGGACCAACATAGCGAACATTCATAGTTTTGCTGCGTACGTTTCTGTTAACTTATATCACCCCCCTCAACAACGCAACTATTTACTATCACTGACTCTCGCCTGGTCGTAGCTCCACAACCTGGTCAGGATCGAAGGTAATTCCCTTACCACAGTGCGGGCAAATCATGCTACCAAACGAGTCATCGGCGTCAACCAAAAATGCGGCCTCGTTAGTGCAGGCCGGACACAGGTATTTGAATCTGGCAACTCTCCCTTTAGTTTTGGCCATAGATTTATCACCCCCTCTAGACACGCTCCAATTCTAACACGTTCTGTAGGGGCCGCTCCGCCGGTGGCTTAGAGCCAACATCATCAAAAATCTCCTTTAGCTTAATTGCAGATTTCTCGAATGTCCAATTCTTGACGTACTCGGCGGCCTTCCTACCCTTCTCGATAGCTTCCTCCTGGTGCTCGTAGACGTACCGCATCTGTTGGCGCAGGTGGTCTACATCACACAGGAACATTTTACCAGTATCCACACCTTTATATCTAGAATAAGCTGACGCGCACTCCCCCTTGACATTTACCTCGTACATATAATCTTTGTCGAAATACTCGGAAATCCCGTGGGCATTGGGCACAATCGCCGTCATTCCTGTCGCCATCGCCTCTAATGGCGTTATTCCGAATCCCTCCCCACGGCTGGGAAACACAAAGGCATCGGACCGGTGGCACAGATCAACCAGCTGCTTATCGCTGATAGAGCCCTCGAGCACCTCGATGTTCGGGTACTGACTGGGTGGGAAGGGGAAGGGGGGTTTCTTAAGAGTAGTTTTCAGGATCAGCTTGACAGGCTCGTCCGGCTCAAACTCCTTGGTAAAAGCATTAACCAGCTCCAAAAACCCCTTCCGCAAATTGTAGGCATTGTAGTGTAAAAAAGTAAACGTCTCGTGGCTCTTGCGCTTAGCCTCCCGCTTCTTATATGTAAACAGCCGATGGTTGTACCCAAGTGGCAGCACCGTAGTCTCAACACCCGACTCCGCAAACACCGATGCGCACCAGGTAGAGGGCACTATAACCATATCGGCTGCGTTGAGGTACTCGATCCAGTCCTCCGGAATCTTGGTACTTTCAAACATTGTGTAGATGATCCGGTACTTGTTTTCCAACTGCAGAACCGAGTAGGGGTTGTGGAACAGCACCCCAATGCCCTGACCCTCCTGCGACCGGCTGATATGGACACCAAGCCGTTTTAGCTCGGCTACTAAGGTATCGCTAGCAACGCCGTAGCCGTCACGTCCACCAGTGCTCACTGTGGCTAGGTAAACAGACGGGGTTTCCCCGGCACCCAGACGAAGCTTGGCTATCTCCATCCTCTCGATCCGCGCGATGCGTCCGGCAGTTACAGCATCAACCTCAGACTCCGTGGCCTTGCGAAAGCCCGTTTTATCTAACAGATTGTTGTATTCTTTGGCATTCTCGATCGCGACGACTCTTCCGAAGGGATTAACTATATGAGGCATAGGGAAATCTTACAGTAATGTTACAAGACGGTCAACGACCAAAGGGGGCCATCGGCCCCCCTTGATTATCTCAGCACTAGATAAACGATCAAGTGCTCTCAACCTCGACCACACGTCGCTGGTCAAGAATCGCAACACCGAACAGGAGATCTAGCGTTAGCACCCACTCACCAGCCTTGGCGTCGTACCAGAACAGAGTCCGGAGCGACAGACCAACACTAGGATCGTTGATGACACTAGACAATACCCCCATTCCGGGGTTCGGATTAGCCAACGGTCGGCTAGCCAGAACAAAAGCGTTCTTGGTGTACGCCAAGTTGTGGTAGGCAACCGGCGAACCGGAAACCTGAACGATCTGGCTCTCGTGACACTCAATTCCGTAAGTCTGAACGACCTGCCCCTTAGCAATCGCCGCGTTAGCTCCACGAGCGTCGAAACGGGTAAATTTATCAACGCCTAAAAGGTCGTTGAACAGTGTCGGATCACTGTAGAGATAGCGCTGCTCAAGCAGGGGAACTTTCTGGTCAGAGAAGAACTTGCGGATCAGGAGCATAGAGGCGTCGATCGTGGCTGCAGAGGTAGCATCCCACGAAACCGTGTTCTCAATACTCGCATGCAGACTGGCAATTGCGGTCTCGACCGCCTCGGCCAGTGCAATGGCACCGTCATCAGCGTACCTGTCTTGGGTATTCTGATTTTCCAGCACCTTGGTCACATCATCAATCGCAATCGTGACCTCCTTGTGGGTATCAAGAGTGACATCCACATTGGTACCGGTTGGCCCCTGACGAGTGAAGTCGGACCCAGCCACCTTATCGTTAGCGATAACAGCGCCCGTCTTGGGCACCTGAATGGTCTCGCCGATCTGTGCCACATCCCAATCACTGTCACGGGAGACTGTCTTCGCTAGGTTAAGATAGGCCGGAAGTCGCTGCAGACACTTCTGAGCGATGATTGTCGGAATAAAAACCGCGTTTGTAGTATTTGTTAGTAAGTCCATCTAAGTATTTCACCTCCCCTCATAAGAACTGCCAATAATGTCAAACCTAAGCAATTTTATGAGCGGCGAAACACTAGGTGGGTATTCCGGGGAGATCGTTCTCGATTGCCCCTGGGGTCTTCATCGCTTCAAGAATCTCCTTTTCGTGCTCCCGGTAGAACTCCGGGTCTTGAATCTCAGAAGCCTTAAACTTCAATCCTGTGTTTGCTCCGGCGGGGTTTGTTCCAGCCCCGACTCTTGTCGATCCCGTTGCCGCAAAAAGATAGGATTTCTCCTCCTTTAGCTTTGCGACGGCCCCCTCGATTCCAGTGACACCATCATCGGTAACTTTAATCTCGGAACGGTCGATTAGCTTCGACACGGCATCCAGATCGACAGCGCCAAGTTTAGTAGCCTCGCTGATAATCTTGTTGTCGGCAATCTGGGTCTCGTACTTAGTCTTCCAAGTAGCGGCATCGTTGCCATGCTTTTCAGCCAGCTCCTTGTATTTCTTTTCCTTCTCCAGACGCGCAACCTCGGCCTTCTCGTTATCGGCCTCAAGATTAGCGGCTTTCTTGGCACGCTCATTCAACTGCTTGAAACGTGGATGGTTCCAGAGTCTGGGGTCGTCGAAGACCTTACCAAAGGCTTCATCATTTAGACCTGAAATATCAACGGGCGCGTCACTACCCTTTGCAGGATTTTTGTCCGGTCCCGTACCGGTGGGTTGTGTGTTGGGGTCATTGCCCTCTCCCGCAGGATCAGGTTTCTTAGGCGCCCCATCGCCGCCTTCTTTCGGAATTGGTCCAGGCATAGTGTTTTTCCTTTCGTTTTTTTCCGCGGTAAGTCCGCTAGAAAAACAGCCAGTAAAGGGACATTTCGATGTACAAACAGATTATCTTACATCTATTTTCTCTTGTCAAGTACCTATGCGTACTTACCGGTCTTCGTAGAGTATGCCTTGGTTTTCTCGGCAAGCTTTGGCACTATCGTATTTATAGCGTGCCGGCAATTGGGATGGAAAAGCCCGGTCGCCTCAGCATCGGCCACTGTTGGATAGCCCTTAGTCTCCCCAGTTACCGACAAAACCTTGCCCTCCCAAGGCGTACACAGAGGGCACGCACCGGGGTGCTGTGACACTTGCACCAGATCGTACCCATTCTCTACCATCCTATTGGCCAGGCCGGTATTTCGCGCCTCGACCGCCTTGGTACGAATCAGCATCTCGGCATAGCTGTCCAAGCTCCATCTTCTACCAGCACGGTCGACTAAGCCCGCCAGACCATCCTCCTGCAGTGTTCCCTTTATTGTTTGCCGGACTGTCCGTAGCGCCTTACCACTAATTGTACCCTCGGCCAACTGATAAGTGAGCAGGTCCTGTGTCGCCTTATTGAGCAGCCGGCCAGCAGCGCGGTTGACGGTAGATAGGCTCTCAGCGAAGGATTTGGAGGTATCATCGATCAGCGCCAAAATGGCGTCCTGGTGTACTATGTTGAACCCGTGCTCGACCGCAATATCGGCATCGACACGCTTAAGTTGCCGAATAGCATCGTCAGCACCCATTTTGTAGTATTCGGGAAGCTCGTCGCGGAGAAATATCTCAACATCAACACCCAGCCGGGTCAAATGGGATTCGATCCGGGCGAGGATAACGCGCCGGTTGTAAGCACCGAAATCGGTAGCAGTGGCAATCTCGGCCACGATATCTTTGTAGGCACGTTTGAAGACTTTAACGAGTTTGAGGGCGGTTTTCTCGTTAATTTCGACTTGTAGGGGATAGGTCGGTCTGGCCATTACTTCTTTCTCCTCTTGGGTATCCTATGGCCTGCTTTTCTGGCCCTGCTAACAGCGATCGCTCTACCTTGCCTAGCGGCCTTCGCCCTAGCACCCTTGCCACGAAAGATCTTACCGGACTTGCCGTAGCGATAGCCGCCTTTAACTTTTTGGACTGGCACCCTCAACCACCCCCTTCTCCTTCTTTTTGCTAAACGGACTGCCACCAAAGCCGGGTGTCGGCATTTTTATAGCCTTCTCGTCCTTGATCGCCTTGGCCTTCTCTTCGGCCGGCTCCTCGTCAGTCCCCTCAATGTTCATGATCGCCCCCGCAGCGGTCTGGGTGCCATCTTCGAGGCGCTTGCTCTCGATCTCGACCTGCTCAAACTCATCAATTGGCAACCCGTCCGCCCAGGTAATCTCTGGCGTCTGGGGATCGCCTTTTAGCACCCGACCGTCGAGCTCGATACCCCACACCTTAGCCATTTCCTGTGCTGTGTAGAGCACCTCCTGAATTGCCAAGTGGTAGTAGAGCTTCTTCCTAGTTACCTTGGCGATGGTCCTGAGAATCTTTAATTTGAGCGCGCGACCAGAGTCGCTCTGGCCTTTGCCCATACCCAAGATATCCGGCGAGGTCTCCGAGACCATAAACAGCAGCTCAGTTAGGTTTTCTATCTGCTTAAACGCGTTTTCTAAAGAGGCGTTCCAAACGATATACTCAGGCTTCTCGTCGCCGCCGCTCCCAGTTGGGAACTCGATCATCCCCAGAGCCTCACGGGCCACCTTGCCCTTATCATCTAAAACACCCTCCGGCACAAAAAGAATCGGGCTGGAGTGCTTGTCTAAAATGTTGTCAACCATACTGAGACGGTTATTGAGGGCGTAAAACAGAGCATCTAAATCGTGATAGTCGGACAGTCCCCAGTACCGCCGGCCAGTCTTCCAGTTGGGAATGTGTACCAACAGGGAGCGTGTGGTCCTAGTCTCCTGGTCCTTCTTAAGACCAGTGATGCCTAGGGTGTCTATGTCGACCTGCTCGACCATCTTACCGCCCTTAAGTTTCCATAGTTCGTTGAGGATGTTGCCGGGAGTGTGTATTTCCTTGCGAACATAGCTATCATCCCCGATTTTGAAGCTCCACGCTAACTCCTTGGTCTGCGGGTTCTGGCGAACATTGAAATCGTCTGCTTCTGGGAAGTAGATAGTCGGCGAGATATCCTCAATGATAACGGTTTCCTTTTCACTCTCTACCGCCGGGTTGCGCTTTCCAATCCTGATCTTGAACAGGGCGTCGCCCATGTAGGAATTTGACAGCGCCGACTCGTAGAGCTGAACACCAAGTTTATTTTCACGTACCAAGGCATCCACGAACTCCTGGTCGCCATCATCAGGCATTTTTATTTTCACACCCTCAGAAAATAACATATCCGCCACGACCTTGCTGGTCAGCCCAGCAAAGTTGGCCTTGATGTACCGGAGCTTGCCATAAGCCTTGTTGAAGTCATCGCTATTGATCCGAATACGGAACGCCTCGTAATGTTTACCCAAGAATAGCTGCTCGAAGTAGTTGTAGTCAACCAGGCGCTGTGCGTGTTTCTTGTAGGGGAATGTGGTGCCGTCGCCGGCAGTCCTAGGTGTAACGCTAACCGGGGCCACGCCCGCGACCGACCCAGTGGGATTATCCTTTATTTGTTCGACGGGCTTGGGTGTCAACGCCATGGATTCATTATAACAGTAACACAGCTACAAACACCATCAAAGACCTTTGGGCTTGGTAGCGTAAACCTTGGCCAGCGGCTTCTTATATTTTCGCATCTGCATCGCCACAAACCCGGCAAACAGCGCGTCGTCGTGCTTCCCATCCGCATGCTCGCGCTTCCCGTTATCCTTCTTAACAAATGTCCGCATCTCCCCAAGGGTAATCGCAGAGTTAATCTTTAGACTGCCCTCCTCAAAAGGCCGTAAGAAGTCATCTATCATTATATCGCGTGTCTTAGTATTTGTGCTCCACCCAATCTTTCTGGTACGGCGCTGTGTCTTCTCATCCATTATAACGCTTGCGTAGTAATTGTCGTATATCTTAGACAGGAACAAAATGGTAGAGAGCATGTTATTCTCCACCCCCACAAAAGCGCCGTTGTAGAGCTCTGCTATAGCCTTGACCCACTCCGCGGACTCGTCTGGGCGGCACTTGACGTAGTATTGGGCCATCTGCTCGATCGGTTCCTCAACAGTGGCACCGCGCTCCCAAACATCAATGCAGGTAAAGTCCGAGCCAAGCCCGCCGGAGGGATCGACCCCGACCACATACTCCTTACCAAACACCGGCGTCTTCCAAATACGCACCCCGGCTTTGTGTAGTCGTGCCAGCTCAGCTACCAGCTTTTCCCGCCCCTCCTGCCCTGCTGGTACGGCAGCGACCAGCGTATCTAAAGATGGTGGCGGAGTGGGGGAGAGCTTGTTCATCACCTCGGGGTCGAAAACACTGCCAGAGCCGCTTTGGAACGCCTCCAATATAGTGGCCGGGTACTCCTGTCTAAATAGCTGAATACCACTTAGGCCAACCCCGCCTCCGGATGTTGCCGACCTAAGCTCGTTGACCTTCCAACGACGCCAAAGTAGTTGGCCGTCAGTCAGATTGTACTGTGTCGCGATATCTCGCTCATTACCGTACTTCCGCGCATCATCTAAGGTAGGCTCTGGTAAATCGCCTGGAATTGAGTATTCGGGGTGTATAAACCACGGGTAGAAGTACGTTTTATAATCCAGCTCCCCGATGTTTGGGTAGTCGTGGCAGCCAATGAAGAAATCGTAGAAGTCGTTTAGCCCATTGCCGGTAGTTTCCTCTGAGACCCAGCCGGTGATCGGTACAGCCTGTTTAGAGCCAGAGTTTAACTCGGCACGGTCCTTGATGTAGGCACTCTCGGTAATGTGGAGTTTTTGAACAGTGCCACCTCGTATTTTCATGGCCACGTAAATAGAGGAGTCTAGCGGTTTTCCGTCCCAACTCCTGACGAAATCGTAGGCCATCTTGGTATCGGTTCTAGTTAGGGGTTTCAACTGCTCTGGGAGATTAACGTAGGCGCGCTTGACGATCTCAAATATCTTAAGCACTGCCGGGCGCTCGTGGGCGAGTATTGCGCACGTAGTACCAGTTACCCACAAGGCCTCGTCGAGAAGATCAATGCAATAGAGGGTGGTAAATCCGAACTGCCTAGCTTTGAGGATCAGGTTCCGCCGGTGACTGCCCCTCTCCGCCAGGTGTTGGCGCTGGATCGGGTTCGGCCGGAACATTATCAGATTCCCCTCTTTGTCCTTGATCTTGTACAGGTGGTTCATCCTCCACCATTTGTCCGCTAGCTTGCTTTCCCAACTTTTCATAGTCAGTCTCGAGACGCTTGATCTGAACACCAACAGCCTCCCCATCTGCCCCAGTCAGCTCCTTCCTGGTGCTAAAGTCCTTCTTTTCCCGACGCTCTAGCCACCATTTGGCGTCCTCTCTGTTGCCGTGTTTTGCGATAGAATTTGCTACTACCTCCCGAGATTTAGCACCTACACTTCCCTGCCAAGCCTTGATTTCCTGCCGAAGTTCGTCGTCGTCCACAAGCCAAGTCGCAATCGTAGATTGCGGAAACCCAGCTAACTCACAGGCCCTGTTAACAGAATACCCAAGCACAAAGTAGTGCTCCAGCGCCTCGATAACTTTTTCTTTATCCCACGCCTTCCCTTGAGACATAATTATTGTACCTTTTTATTATAACATCGCAGTATTTAGGGTCAATCTCCATCATGTAGCAGGTTCTATCAAGTTGTTCGCAAGCTATTAGGGTTGAGCCGGAGCCGCCGAAGAGGTCTGCAATGATATTATCCTCCTTGCTAAACTTCTTGATAAACCAGGCTGCTAGTGCGACTGGCTTCTGGGTAGGATGTACCCGCTTTTCGGTGTCCAAACCATGATGACCTGACCACATTTGTCTAATTATTTCCCTTTTATGTGATTGCTTGCTCCAACATATCTCGAAAGTATTACCAACCACCCTATCCATGCTTTCACTTAGTCTTTTGTCCCAAACAAACCACGATCCCCCTTTAGGAAGCGCTCGGCAGTAATAATCTCCCCCCCACATAAATACCTCATTTGCCAAATTAAGATAGGGTGTTGGGTCAAAACCTTCGGTATCACCTATAACCTTATCAAACCGCTTGCCCGTCTTTCTATGTGCCACATCACCCGAAAACATAGTATCGAAGTCGGTATCCAAATCTACCCCATAAGGTGGGTCAGTAAACACCATATCCGCCTTCTTTCCATCCATCAGCTTCTCCACATCTTCTTTCTTCAACGAATCTCCACACATGAGTCGGTGTCGGCCTAGTTCGTACACCTCGCCCAGTTTACTCTTCGGCTCTCCCTTCGAGATCGGCGGCGCCTCGTCCTCATCAACCGGCCGGTAGCGATCCAGCAAGGTCTTTAGATCAATACTTTTACCGAGATCGATCTTTATACTTTCAAGCTCCGGAAAGTCAATAGCTAGCTCGGCCAGCCTCTCACCCTCGTAGTAACCAGACCTCTCGTTATCAACTAGGGCGTACCAAACCATCTCCTCCTTGTTTCTAGTACGCACCCGCACGATGCGGGCCTCTGAGAAGTGCTGCACAACCTCGTTCCTACTCTTAAACACGCTACCACCCAGCCACTCGTCGGGGAACTTCCCCCGGCTCAGCTCGCCCATCGCTGGGTAGCGCATGTTACCACCGAGAATGATGCTATCCTGGTTTACTAAGAGAGGCTTGAACTGGCCCTTTCTGATTAGCCTTTTCTTAAGCTCCTCAAAGTCCACCTTTTCGATACCACGGGGGTTATCCTCCCAAAGCTTTAGGCTTGAAAGCGCCACTTTTTCTATCTTCATTGGTTTTTCATACCCCCTTCGGAGGCAACAACACTACCGAATTGCTACCTCCGAGGGAGGCGCAAGCCCTTTACTTGCGCCAGCCCCTCTCCTAAGTTGATACATGTACATCCCAGCGATCCCCAAAGAACTTGATTTTGGCTACTCCGGTCTGGACGGGGTACATATTCTTGCGCTCGGCGTAGGAGTTCTCATAACCTAGAAATCCTCCCGTAAGCACAAAATACTTCTTCTCCCGTTTGACCGTGCGGCTTCTCAAGTCCAGCGTTC